CTTTTTAAAAGTTTTGGATCTACATTCTCATTTATAGGACTATTATCCTGTAAATATGTTGTACTGATAAAATAGACAAAGTTAGCCATTGATTTTTCTTCTTAATAGTTGTGATTTCCAAATGTGTCTGCAATACGGAACGTGAATAGCAGGTGAAGAGCCTTTAACTGTCATCCAACCGCCTCTTCTTTCCCAAGCGTTGTACCCTACCCTTGACGAAATTGTGTCGATGTCTTCACGAGTGTAAACCCGATTTAAAGCGATTAAACTTCTGCAAAAATCTCTTGAAGTAGGTATTATTTCAGAGCCGCTTATCCCAGGTCCTTTTTCGTAGGTATAACGCACTAAAAGTTCTGTTCCTAAGCCTGAGTCTACAAGCGTCTTAGTGCCTTGCTCTGTGACGTTTAAAATGTTATCTGCTGAGGTGATTAAGCCATCGTTTATTAGTTTGGTTACTGCCTCCGCTACTTTTTCAGCATCTTGCTTAATGTTGTTAGCAAGGTCTTGAAGTGTTAACTCTGTGTTTCCGTTCAAAAACTGCAGAATGATAAGTTCAAGTGCAGAGGCAAAATCAAAAGGGACTTTTTCAAATTTAGAAGCCAACTCTCCGAATTGCTCAAAAACTGCTAAGTCTTTATCATCATCCCAACCGAAAGGATTGCAATTACTTTGTGAAGACATTGCAACGGTGTCGCTCATTCCTAACTCTCTTCTTGCTTCAGCTTGTGAGATAATGCCTTTCTCAAATAGTTCAATATAATCTAAACCGATTGGAGGCTTATTTTTAGTTTTTAGGGTTACAGGCGTAATAAACTTGAAAATAGAAGTTAACGCTCTATCCATTTGGTTCTGACGTGGCTCAATGTAAGCGGTCTGAAATGCTTCATAAGATTCTATTAGTTCTGAACGCCCTCCAAGTTGCCCTTCGGTCTTAATTCCAAATAACATCGGAGAAGTAACTCTGTGAGCCATCAAAATCTCTTGCTGCACAGTTTGGTTTAATAGGTCAAACTGCTTGTCGAAGTCAGATGGTGCTAAGTTGTTAACGACAGATGGAGTTTCGTTAGGATCGTTGAACTGAATAATTATTGAACCTGCGTTATCTGTTCCGCTAAAGTTTTCTTTAAATCTTTTAATAGTCTGACGCATCTCTTCAGGTGTTGGAACGCCTTTAAAGAGTTGTAATAGAGTTTGTGCTGAGAAACCACTCTTTATACTATTAAGATGAAAATTTGCAATCTCCGTGTCTATTTCGATGTATTTTAAAGCACTTTGATACGGTGCAGTTGGGTACTCACCTTGACCTGCTTTGTACATCTTAAAATAGTACAATTGCTTATTCTCACGAGTGATTGGATTCCAGCAATAGTAGTAAATAGGATCTAACTTCCTATCGCTCCAATCTTCAGCATACCAATAGTGACCGTCAAGAGAAATGCGGACATTTTGAAAGGGTAAGTGATAAATCTCAGCTATGGAGGTTTTCGCCTTGTTCCAAATAATTTCCAAAGCGAATCCGTCAAAGAGTTCAAGGTCAGCAGCAATCTTTGCTTTAACGTCATCAAATGACTCGTAAGCGTTAATAGAAGCAAGTTTATCATTAGCGATGGTTAGTTGCTCTGTATTGTTTGCTATGAGCTCTGTTTTGTCACCTGCGATGTATTGAGCCTTTTGAGATACCAACGCCCCATGTTTAGGAGAACTGTTGTAAAGGTCAATAAGCATTTGTGGATACTTATTGTCAGTACCGTAAGTGATATAGTTCTTTGCCTTATTTTCTTTGAAAACAGGTATCTTGCTTTCGGCAAAGTTTATTCTTGCAAATTCTGTCATGATTTATCTTTTGTAAATAATAGTACTAAACCTCCACCAATAAATGCCGTAAACTCAGTTAATGTTGCCTTTTCAAACCAAACAAGTAAAAAGCCTATGCCCATAACTCCAAGTCCTAAAAAGGTAGATTTCCAATTTTTAAATATGCGGTCAATCATTTGCGTAGTTTTTTAATGTAGTAAATAGCACCAAGTAATCCTGTAACTATTGCGATAATCCCACCGATTGCAGAAATAATAGGATTCCAAGTAGTAGCAATAGAACTAAAAGCACCTACAAAGGACGTTGTTGTTAAAGCGTTAGCGGTTGTATCAGTTAGTTTCATCGAATGGGTTGTATTACTTCAAACTCTGTTGGTTGTCCTAAAATAGGCAGTAAAGATTCGTCAAACGTTATATACCAAAATTGCGGCTCGTTTAATTCTGCAAAGTTGTAGTTTACCCAATAAAGTGTTTCTCCATTTGGGACAGGTAAACCCATGTAATCTGCCGCTTCTTTACGGGCTTTGATTGCTTCGGTTTCCGTTAGATATTTATAGCCTTTAATATATTGCATAATTTGTATTAATATTAGTACTTATTGCACTTCTATTAGTTGATTGGTCTGCATCATATACAATCATCTCTTGAATTTCATTTTTTGAAGTTGTAACACCACCATCATAACCTATGCTACCCATCGAAAAACTTAAATTTCCGCTCCACCCTGTTGCACCTGTATTAGTTGTCACACTTGAGTTATTTTCGTAAAATTGTTGGATTGAATTATTGAATATCCAATTTTCCAAATACTGTCCAGTCGGTAATGTTTTCGAGGTGCTTCGAGAAACGTAAGGACTTTGATCTGAGCCATTTAAAAATCTAACGCATTGAGATTTCCACTGAGATACTATAGTTGATACGATTGCAAATGAAACCCCACTACTTGTTACATTTCTAAAATAACCACCATAATTTCCAATAGTATACTTATTAATAACCGTAAAAATAGATATCTGAGATAAATTAAAAGACGCTCGTGTTAAAATTTGATTATTGTTAAATTGCACAGTTGGCTTACCGTTTAAATTTATAACAGATCCACTACTAACTATCTGCGGTTGATTTGCAGCCGTTGTTTGTGTTGCATCTCTACCATTGCCACTTTGGTCATACCAAGTCTTGACAAATCCATTTGTACCGCTGCAAAAAGTAGTTAATGATGAGGTATCAAGTTGATTGTTAGAAAAACCTATATCTTGCTCTGAGTTATCGGATGCCCTACGCACACGAATAGCACTACCAGTGAATCCGCCTCTTAATCTTCTTAATGAATAAGCAGCCGCTGCAGTTGGATACAAATCAAGCAGCCCAACAAATTGAGTTATTTGACTCCCAACAATTCCATGTGTTGCTAATATCATGCTACTATATCTCCAAATAAATAGGCTTCACTTGAACTTAAAAATATCAAGGTTGCACCGCTATATTGAACGTTCAATTTCAATTTACCACCATTACTGCGAATAGTCATGCCGCTACCTGCAACGATAGTAGTTTGTCCTGCACCATATTGTGCTAACAAAATTTGTTGACCTGCTGAAAAAACTGAGGCGGGAACGGTCAAATTATTAGCACTCCCCACGTTCATTTCAACTAACTTGTCAGCATCAGATAAAACAAGCGTATAAGATGCGGTTTGGCGATTAGTTGTGATTAATTTATTTGTTTTTGCTGCATCTAAGCCCGAATACTGCGAGTTTGTTGCATTGTCACCGCTATTTGTTCCGCTTGTGTTTCCGATTACCGTTAATTGTGCATCTGTTACATATCTTTTATTGCTGCTATCTGCAATGTCTGCCGTTGTTGCATCCGCCCCAGCAGTAACTAACCCTTTTGCATCGTAGGTAATTTTGGTTTTTGTCGCTCCTGTTATTGTAGCGTTTTCGTCTACTTTACCGTCTAACTGCGTTTGAATTGCAGATGTAACACCGTTCAAATATTGAAACTCTGTGTTGCTTACACTTCCGTCACCTAACTTTGCAGCGTCTATTCCTGTTGCTATTTTATCGTTATTTACTGCTGCATTGTCAATAGTCCAAGTTGCTCCACTTGCAGAAACTGTGATATCTCCTTTGTCACCGTCAGATATTCCACCGCCTCCCGAAATTGTAATATTCCCGCTACCTAAGAGAGAGTCTCCGTTAATGGTCTTAATGTTAGTGCCGCTAACTAAAGTCGCTTGTTTACCGTTTAAAGCTGATTGTGTAGCACTTGATATAGGCTTGTCAGCGTCAGCAGTATTATCTACGTTACCCAAACCAACATCAGCCTTAACAAGAGTAACTGCTCCTGTTTTAGAAGCAACACTTTGCACAGGTGCTTCACTTTTAATTTGCGAAATGCTTATTTTCTTGGTAGTAGATGCTGAGGTGTCAACTATCGGTAGAACGTCATCCGTTGCTATCGTAACTATGGCATCTAAGGCACTAATTTTTTTATCTGGCATTATAGTAATATTTTTGAGTTATCTTCTTGAAGCAAGAAATCACCGCTTTCCAACAATAAGTAAGCGATTGTCTCAGGCGCTTCGATTTCGTATATTTTCTCGTTGAGTTCAACGGTGTATTGTGTCCGTGTAACATCAAAGTCAACTTTTACAAGTCCTTCTTCTACGAGTTCGTTTGCAAGTTCAGGATTTGTGTTAACTGATGAAGTCTGAGCGTAGATTCTGTAAAGATATTCCCCTGCATCAAGAGTAACGGTTGCACCTTCTGTAATTGCAAACTTGTTGTATCTTTCTTTATAGCTTGAAGTGTCCGTTAAAAGAAAGTTGTATTCTACGGCAGTTAAACGATGTTTAAGGCTAAATAAATAGTAAGGGTTAGAGATAGTGGTTTTCTCGGTTAAAGTTAAGTACCAATTCTTGCTCTCCGCCTTATTTATCTGTAGCATCTATAAGTAAATAATAAAAATCAATTTTTGGCAAATAAAAAAGGGTGACCGAAGCCACCCCTTTGCATGAAACAAACTATGAAAACTTAAATTGAGAGAGCAGTTACAACAGAAGCTTGTAATTTATAGGGACTTTCAGCCTCAATAGCACTAAGTGTGAAATTGTAGCCGTAGTTGTCACCCATTGCAGTTCCTGTTTCAGAAGTCATAGCAGTGATGTCGCAACCGTATTCTCTTCCAACCAACCAGTAAGTCGAATTGTTATCTTCTACAATGCAGAATACACGATTCTGAGAAAGCAACTTTAATTCGTTACGCTTAGTAGTAGCAAGTTTGCGTAAACGAGCAACTACGTCTGTTTGGTTAAATACAGTTCCGTTTTCCTGAGAGACGTTAGTAGTGGTAGTCATAGAACCCACACCCTTAGGCATTTCGTATGTGTATACGTTGCCTGATGCGATGGTGGTTGCTGTAACCTCTCCACCACTTACGGTAAATCCTGTCGCTGCAAAGTTAATCAAGTGGATAGCTTTAACACCTCCTACTGAATCTTTACAGTCTAATACAAATCCCGAAGTTAGAGAGCAGCTCATATTCTATGAAATTAAGCTAATTTAAACTGAACGATTTGATCAGGGAATGCGAACTGAACACCATACTTCATGGTTGCACGGAAACGAACTTCATCGTTATCTTGGCTATACCAGAATCTGTAGTCTTCCTCTTCGTTAGCAAGGTCAGTACCTACAAAGAAGTTACTCAAACGACCTAAGAACATACGGTTAGTTCCGTTCAATCCACCTACAGCAACCATTTTCACGTTGGTAGCAGGAATCATGATTTCCATTCCGTCACTGTCAGCAGCGTAGTGGAATAAGTTGTTATTTCTAAGAGCAGTAGTGTACTTTTTGAAAGTGTCAATACCTACCCACAAAACGATGTCAGAAGAGTCAGAGATATCTGCAGGGATTACGTTGTAGATGTTGTCAATCAAGTCGTCTACGTTAGCAACTGTGATAGAAGTAGCAGAAGAAGTGTTACCAGCAACAGTAGAAGCAGAAGCAGCGTCAATCAACTTAATGAAACCGTCAAACTTGTTAGTGTTAGGGTTTGTGTTGGTTGTTGCTGTGTCACCTTGCCACATTGCGATTTCTAACAATTTTGCAATGTTGTTTGCTTTGTCTTGACCGATTTGCTCCTCGAAAGGTACTGAAGTTGGAGAACCTGCAGCCATTTGAGTTTGCATCCACTTTGCTTCCAAAGTCTTAGGGCACAAAGTCTCTTCAACTTTGATTTTACCTACAGTGATGTTACGCTGAGAGAAAGTAGTGTTACCTGAAGCAGTGTAACCGCAACCGTCAGTTTGAAAGTAAACGTCAGAAGTAAGGATGTTCAAAGCCTCTGCAGACTTCACACCTACTTGAACTTGACCAGCAGCTTGTAAAATAGCTGCAGTTTTGCTACCAAACAAAGACTTAAGTACTAACTCTGTAGACTGCTCGTTGGTGTAATTTGCTAAGGCTGATACGTTAAATGCCATTTTTTTATTTATTTTTTAGGGTTTGTGCAATTTTCATGATGTTAGCAAACTGCTCTTCTTTCTTAGAAAGTTTTGCAGGTGCTTTTGTTGGTTCTTCTGATGGAAGTTCTGCTACTTTTTCAACTAAGTCAACGGTCTTAGAAAAGATGTCTTTCATTGAGTTGAATTTAGCCTCTTGTTCAGCGTTCTTCTTTTCGATAGCCTCAAGACGTGATACAACTTCATTGAACTTGTCTAACAAAGAATTAAAAGACTCAACTGTTGCAAATTCTTTAGCTTCAACTTCAACTTCAACTTCTTGCTCGATTTCTACGATTTCGGTAACAATACCGCCTTCAGTAGTTACAAGCATTCCGCCTTCAACTTCGTGAGTAGCGTTAGGAGCAGGAATAAGACCTTCGCCAGTTTGAACAAAGATTGCAGTACCTACTGCAAGTTCGCCTTCCCATTCAATGATCGTGCCATCTACTAATGTGGCAGTTTCCATCTTCACCTCTTGTTTCTCTTCTGAGAAACCTAACAAGGTTCTGATTTCTTGGATTACTTCTTTTGAATTCATTTTATATATAATTAGTGGTTTGTTTTTTTTGGCTCAATTTTTACCATCCCATTGCTCTAACACTTTTTTCAATTTTTTCATCATAGCGTTTGCAATCTTATCTTCTACGGTCTCTTCAAAGTCGAAAAAGCCCTCTACTGAGAAACCTTTAAATTCACCCTCTTTTACTCTCTGCCAAATCGATTCATCGTTTACTATGTAAGACAAAAACCAACTTCCGTCAGCTACTTCCTCGTAACCTTTTGGCGGCATAATGCCACGCTCTCTGTCAACGATAAATGACTCAAATAGAGAAAGTCCGTTTACTGCTTTATCGTGATGAATGTTTACTGCATCGTACTTGTCCCCTCTTGCCCATTTCTTAGCAATTTCAAAAATGGTTTCCTTGTCAAATACAACGTAATATTCACCCCTTACATCATCGTATCTGTAAATCGGTAAATCTGCAATCATTGCAGCACCTGATATGATTCGTTTCTCTTCGTTCTGAATCTCAAATCTTGCTTTACGTGCCTTGCTCAATTCTAACTCTTCTAACTTGCGTTCAGTCCATCTCAACATCTCTTCACCACCCCACAACAAATAGCTGATAGTTCCACACGCTTTTGTGTCTGATGGGTTATAGTATTCTTTAGCTCTTGACAAATAAGAGTAAGTGCGTTTAATGGTTTGCAAAGAAAGATTCTCTCTTGCTACTAATTGTCTTGCTCTGTTTTTGCCTACTAACGTAGCACAGTCATTGCCGATAGCCTCGTTTAAATTGATTCCTTTCTGTGCGTTTTGACTTGCTGCTTTTGGGTAATCGTTAAAGAATTCGTGCTTATCAAATTTACCACCTTCCCAATATGAATAGCAGATTGCAACTGCCTGTTCATTTTCGTAACCTTCGTTGATGACTTTCTCTACACAACGAGATATAAACTCACCTTCATTCTCTCCTGGTCTTGGATCAACAAAGTCTTGCTCACTAAAATATTGAAACTCTTTTTCAATAGCAGGGTTGGTCACAAGTGACACAAATTCAACTCCTGTTTCGTCTTCAGGATTTATAACGAGTTTGTAAATTGGCAAATCCATTCTATTATAATTATTGATTGTTGTTTTTTGGCTTTGTTTTACCCACCTAACACGCTTACATTCTGATTAGTCGCTGCTCTTCGTTGTGTTCTTGTGATGTCACCTTCTAACACAAATACTCGGCGTTCTTGTGTCAAAATGTCTTGACCTTGTGGAAGTCGTGTAGTTGGAACTGATATACCAGCACTTGAACCGATTGCTGAAGATGGTGCTACTGATGATGGAGCAGAGTTTGGACTAAACTTAGTTCTTGAAATAGCAGCAACACGAGCAAGACCTGAAGCAATGGCAACACCTGCTGCAACTGCACCTCTTACGATTGATGACGGATCAGGGATAGGAAGAAACTGAGAGTTATATGCTAATTGTGCTGCATAGTAAGTATCTATTAATGTTTTTGCAATGTTAAACGCTTTCTGAGTTTTAAAGTACCCTTCTGATTGCTTTGCTTGGTCGCTTGTAAAAGCATCCATTAAATCTGTAAGAATAGAAAACCCTTGCTCAGTTATTTGTTGTTCTTGTTGTAGTTTAGCATTAAGATAAGATTTATCTAAACCTATTCTTCTTTGTAGGTGTGCTTCTTGCTGTGCTTCGTTTAGTTTAGTAAATTCTTCTTCGGTTAATAACCCCATAAAATAAGCATCTGTGACAAGCTCTCGTTCTTTTTCAAACTGCTCAGCCATGTCTTTTTGCTTTTGTAAATAGTCTTGTTTATATAGGTCTTTAGACTCTAAACTATATTGCTCTTGTAAATCTTTTACATCTTGTCTTATTTGTTTTTCTTGCTCAATTTCTTTCAGTCTTAACTCAAACATTTTCTGATTAAAGTCTGCTTGAGCCTTTAACTTTTCATCATTGATAGCCTTTAATCTTGCGTTTTCATTGGCTTGAATAATTGCAATATTATTACTTGCATCTAAAGCAGCTTTCTCAGCATCTGTATATCCTTCCTCACCTTTTTTAAGTATTGCAAGTTTTTGATTTGCAAGTTTCTCTTCTTCCTTTGCAATTTCTAGGCGTTTCTTATACAATTCTGATTCACTCTCACCTCTTGCTTCCATTAACGCAAGTTCTCTGTTTAGAACATTTATTAATTGTTCCTGTTTTTGAATAGCCTCTTCTGCTGCAAAGTTTGTAAGTCCTATGCTATCTGTAAAGCCTTTGAACTTTTCTTTTAAAGAATCAAATAACTGACCAATCTGCTCACCGAACAAACTAACAACCGCAACTAAAGCACCGATACCAGTAGCAGCAAGAGCAAGTTTAACTCCTTTCAGAGTTTTAATCATGTTCAAGAAACCACTATTGATAGACTTAATAGCAGGAGCAAACTCTTTTAAATCTCGAAGCCCTTGAGCAAACACCATTGCCCCCTGTACTTTTATCAATACCTTTTCTAATTCTTTGCTTTCCCCTCCAAATAAAGCCATAGCACCAACCGCAACCTCAAACCCTGCTGCAATCCCCTGAACTGATCTGAATAAATTATCAGTAAAACTTTTATTTGCTTGTACTGCTTTAGATAAATCTTCTAATTGATTTTTATATTCACCAGCTCTTCTAATGGCATCTTGTGTTCTTTTATCATTTATACCATATTCAATGGCTAATTGTTTAGCCTCTTGTTGTGTTTTTGATACAGCATCACCCAAGTCTTTATATGCGGTAGCTGCTTCATTTACGGTTATAGTTCCGTCTATGTTTAAATTTACGTTTACTGCGGTTTCTATTGTCATTTTTTTAATCTGTTATTACCCAATATTGAGTGCCGTCTGATACTACTTGATGAAAGCTATTTTTTGCGTTTTGTGTGTGTGTGGTTGTGTCATCTATTAATATAGAGCCATCTCCTGATCTTATGCTTACAGAGTGACTGCTTTGTGTTTTTTTGATAGTGTACATTTTACCGCTATTTGATGCCGTTGGTGTTGGAAGAGTTACCGTTATATTTCCAGCAGAAGTGTTGCACAGTATAAGCCAATCTTCTGAAGTAGCTAAATAAGGACTCATTGAATGTACAATGGTCACAACTTTACCGCCTGACATCCAACTTCCCAAACATGGATAGTTTTCAATGTAGAGCCTTTCTGTGTATGGCACGTTGTAGTTATCGCATCTTAATGCAGTCACATTTTCGTAGTTATCGGGAATTACAACACGCTCTGAACTTGTAACTACATTGTGACTACCGCCTATAGCGTTAAGGTTTCCTACTACTACGTTTTCACCTCCTCTTCCTGTGTTATTTCCGATGTATATTCCGCGAGTTGAAGAGCCTGTACTATTGGTCTTGTTGCCAAATGGAATAAGTTCTGCTCCGCCCCCTGTATCTACTACATCTCCGAAGCCTAACTGCTTTTTTGTGCGTGAAAAAGGTGGGTAGTATTTAGCAAGTAAAAACTCACATTCATAAACATCGTCAACTAAAGGGTTGTAATCTGTAACCGTTTGCAATCTCCAATATTGCCCCTCAAAGAAATAAAGGTTTGACATCTTCATTGACTGCCAATCCTTTGGAGTTATCCTGAAATAGCCTTTAAATATCTTTGAGTCTCTATCTGCTATTTCTGTGAGTGTCTTGTAGTAGTATAAATTAACAAGATTCTGATTTGTATACTCAATTCCCAACTTTGTGTCGACATAAACAGGCATTCCGAAATTTAAATCGAAATTCATGTCCTGAGTGTCATCGATGTGAAGCGTTAACGGATAGACATTTTTAATATCAGAAATAGTTTTACCTCCTGAGTTATACAAATAGTAAAACGGACAAGTTACTGCACCGTAATAATAAAGTATTCTGAGTTCACCTATTTGACCGTCGGGTGTCGTACACATCGAATAGAACCTACGAGTTCCAAAGTCCTCAGTCATCATAGTGGGTACGAATGTCACCTCTATCTTTTTCTCTTGCTTTACAAAATCATTGTCTATTCTGTAAGTACGCTCACCATAAATCTGAGCAGTTTGAGTTTTGTAGATTTCGTTCTCTTCGTCCTTGCCTTCTTTGTATGTAAACTTGTATGGGTTGCCTTGCAAATCTCCGTATGGTACAATCTCATAAGGTTGTGAATAATCTAACTTTTGGGAATAGTCAACTGAACCTGAGTAGAAGTCATCACGAGGAACAATTCGCAAAGTCTTTGAATCAAGTGTTGGCTCAATATATAGGTTAAACATCTTGATGAAATTCGTCAAGATTTCAGTTTGCGTGTAATCACCTACAAAGAACGAAGCGAAATCTACAGGGTTATCGTAAAAGAAACCTGATGCCGTGCTTAAGACATACCAATATGATTCAGGGTTTACATTAATCTGATATGCTGTTCTTGTTATCAGGTTATTGTCTTGAGCCAAAGAGTCGTAGAACTTTAATTCTACTTCATCACCTTGTATTAAAGGAACTATTGCTGAAGATGATTGCTCAAAAACTGCTTGATTAGATTGTATAGTAGTTTTTAATTCAATCTGATTCTTCATTACCCCATTG